GAAAAGGTGTAACGAATGCCTGTTGATTTTTGGTCACCGTCTTATAGGGCGGCATCTAGTGACTTAACCGTAGCGATTAGTCCACTTGGATTGGTTGAACTTGCTGACGAAGAGTTTGAAGTTCATGGACCAAGACTCAACAGGTATTCTGCTGCTTGGGCTTGGTATCTAGGTCATCACTGGTCACACCGCCGTGAGATGGGTGACAACAACGTCACCATGAATTATGTGAAAACCATGTCGGATTTCATTACAAACTTCTGCTTTGGTAAAGGTATTCAATTTAAAGTACCTGAGCAAAACGAAGCAATCATTCCACAACTGCTTCACGAAGTGTGGGACAACCACAACAACAAACATTATTTGTTGTGGCAAATGGGGCAACTTGCAAGTATCACTGGAGACTGCTTTGTAAAGGTTGCATATGATGAACCTTACGTTGATGGTGTTGGGCTACAGCACCCAGGTCGTGTCCGCATTCTTCCATTGAACCCAGCGCATTGTTTCCCTGAGTATCACCCACACGACCGTGAGCGCTTAATCAGATTTAAACTTAAGTATCGTTTCTGGGGAACTTCACCAGAAGGAACTCGTCAGGTTTACACATTTACTGAAATTCTTACGGACAATACCGTACAACAATTTATCAATGATGAATTGATTGACGAGTATGAAAACCCAATTGGTGTTGTTCCAATCGTTCACATTCCGAACATTACAATAACTTCATCACCTTGGGGTCAGTCAGACATTTGGGACATTATCCAACTGAACCGTGAACTCAACGAGAAGATGACTGAAATCTCAGACATCATCAACTACCACGCTGCCCCAGTAACTATCATCACTGGTGCTAAGGCTTCACAACTAGAGCGTGGTCCTAAGAAGGTTTGGGCTGGTCTTCCTAAAGAAGCACAAGTGTTTAACCTTGAGTCACGTGGCGAAATGTCTGGTGCTATTGAATACGTGCAAATGATTAAACGAGCAATGCATGAAATCACTGGCGTACCTGAAACTGCTCTTGGGCAATTCCAGCCAGTATCTAATACTTCAGGTGTTGCTTTGGCTATTCAGTACCAGCCTTTGATGAACCGTTACCAGATGAAGAAGATTCACTTTACACAGGGTCTTGAACGTCTGAACGAAATCATTATCAAAACTTGTGCTGTGTTTGTTCCTGAACTGTTGATTTATAACCCGTCACAGTCTGCAATGCCTGAGCCAGACATGCTCACACAGTTAGACCCTAATGACCCAAATACATACAAGACAACCATTCACTGGCCCGACCCACTTCCTGTTGATGCTCTTATCAAACTCAACGAAGTACAGGCAAAGATGGCTTTGGGTATTGAATCTAAAAAGGGCGCACTACGAGCCCTAGGCGAAGAGTTCCCGAACGAGAAGATGATTGAAGTCTTTGAGGAACTACGAGATGACGCTATTGACCAAGGAGCACTGGACATGATTCGTGCTCAAATTGGTCAGGCGGTAATGATTGCTACAGGACTGCTTCCTAATGGAGGAGGTCTTGAACCTACTCCTTCAGGAGATGGTAATGTAACAAGTGCAGGAAGTCCCCAAGGGGGCGGAGTGCTTCCAGGCGCTGGTATCCCACCAGTTGAAATGGAATTGATGAACCAAATGACTAGCAGGGCATATGGTGCGAGGTTCGCCCAACGCCGTATCCCTGATGAAGACAAATAACACGTATTAATAACACAAGTCAATATTTGCTAAACAACACTTAGGAGAAAATCATGGCAAAAGGTAATGACGAAATTGTCATCCCTGTGGAGGCTACAGAAGCCTTTCATGCGGAGGCAAACACAGTTGCCCCAAAGGGCAAAGTCTTCACTGAAGACGAAGTAGAAAACATCCGTAAGCAAGAGAAAGACAAACTCTACAAGCGCATTGAAGAGGCTGAAAGCCGCTACAAGAGCATGGAAGAGCAAGTTACATCTCTTGCTCAAGACCGTGAGAAGGCTATCCGTGAGGCGCAAGAAATTGCCCGTAAGGAAGAAGAAATTCGCCGTCAGCGTGAGTTTGATGAACTCAGTGCAAAAGAACTTCTCAAGCGAACTGAAGATGAATTTAACGTCAAGATTAAAAATGTTGACGCTGAATGGCAAAACCGCTTTGCCCAAATTGAAGCAGAGCGTTCTGCACAACAAGCATTGCTAGATAAAGAGCGCCAGTTGCGTGAGGTTGAAACCTACCGCCAGCGCCGTGTACACGAGTCTCAAGATGAAATCATTCCTGAACTGATTGATTTGGTCGCAGGCAACACCCCAGAAGAGGTTGAAGCATCAGTGGAAATCCTTCGTCAACGGAGTGCTGCTATTATTGAGAGTATCCAACAAGCGACTCAACCAAGTCGTGTTAAGGGTGTGGCGGTAACGTCACCATCCGTTGGGCCAATGGAAACTCAAACGGAATACCAAACATTGAATGCGGATGATATCCGTAATATGACAATGGACCAGTATGTTAAAATGCGAGACAGGCTTTTAAGTTCACGACCTAAAGGTCGTTTTTAAATAATCTATCCATAGTCACTTAAGGAGACATCATGGCATTTCCAGCACCAACAGGCGGTGCGATTACTGCAACAGCGAACATTAGTTCAACTGGTTACAGTAGCGACTCCGCTTTATCCCCAGCAATTCAAACTATCTGGTCCAAGGAAATCTTGTTCCAGGCAATGCCTGTTCTTCGTTTTGAACAGTTTGCAGTGAAGAAGACCGAACTTGGTGTACAACCTGGTTTGACCATCAACTTCATGCGCTACAGCAACCTTGCTGTAGACGAAGCAGAAGGAGCAACCCTTGATGAAGGTGTGCGTATGGAGCCAGTTGCTCTGTCAGCATCACAGATTCAAATCACCGTAGGTGAACAAGGTCAGGCTCTTGCAGTTACCGAATTGCTCCTTAACGCATCGTTTGATGACGTTATGGCATCGTCAAGCCGTTTGCTTGGTCGTCACATGGCACAAAGCATGGACATTCAGGCTCGCAACACCCTCTACCAGACCGCAATTCCATTTGGTGGCGGCGCAGCAGTTCCTCCAAACCTAGTGTTTGGTCGCAAGACTCTCGGTTCAACCCGTGGTTCAATTGCTCCTTACGATGCAGGCACTTTGGGTGACGCAAGTAACCCAGGTTACCTCTCACCTGCAACCATCAAGGATGCTGTTGAAATCCTCGCTGGTCAGAACATCCCACGCCTTGGCGACACTTACGTTTGCTTCGTTCACCCATCACAGAGCCGTGCGCTCCGTGACTGGCCTGAATTCATTGAAGTATCCAAGTACGCTGCACCTGGCAACTTCATGCTTGGTGAAATTGGTCGTCTGTATGACGTTGTGTTCATTGAAACCACTCAGGTTAAGAAGAACGTAGGTCCAGCAGACATTGACTCGTCAGCATCGGGTACGCAAGCAATGAACGCAGAGTCGTACAACGCAATCATGATTGGAGACAACGCATTTGGACATGCAATCGCATTGCCAGTTGAACTCCGTGACGGTGGCGTAATTGACTTTGGTCGTGAGCATGGACTCGCTTGGTACGCCATTTGGGGCTTCGGCATGATTACACACGAATCACGTGTGTTGCTGAACACCAAGGGTGGAGCAATCGCTTCCTCGTAATTAAGTCAACTAGTATTGGGGGGTCGGGGTAAAACCCGACTCCCCCAACCCTTTCACAATTGGAGAATAATGTGGCAGTAAAAAAGAAATCAGTTATCAAAGAATTTGTAGAGCAAGAAGATGAAATTCTTTTTGTATCAGAAATTCCTCAAGCAGAAGAACTTGAATCTGAAGTAAAGAGCGACACTGTTAGTGCTCGTGTAAAAGGTTCATGGACAATGTTTTGGGGTCAAGACACATGGTTGTTTAATGACGGTAAGCGTTACAAACTTCCACGTGGTTTGTTTGAATATTTGAAGAAGAACGGCAACATCTACGACACCCTCTGAGGTTTAAATGGCTGGATTTACAGTACCTAATGCAAGCGAGTACGGAGTAACAATCCAGAGCCTTGACCAAGCGGAACCAGATTCGCTTGATTTTAAAATCCTAGGTAATCACAACTATGGTGTTCTTTCGGGAGCAGACATTACTGTTTACTCAGCAGGTGACGGTTCTGCTGCGCTGACAGCATCCTATGTTTATGTAAATAACCACTATGGTTATGTATCTGCAAGTACTGTTCTTTTTGATGCGCCAGATACAGACGCTCGCTTTGACCTCCTTGTTGTAACACGTGTTGATGAGTCAACGTATCAATACGGTGTAGTAAAGGGAACGACTAGTGCAACTAACCCTATCTTCCCAACTCCTACCAGTAGCCAACTTCCACTTTATGCAATTTATAGAAAATCTGGGGTGGCATTTAATGCATTAAGTGTTGTTGATAAGCGTATGTTCTTAAACATGGCGCACAGAACTGGTACTGCTATCCCATCTGAAGCAGCAGACCAAGGTGACTTATACATCCGTACAGGGACAGTTCCTGCTACTGAGCAATCATCGTTATACGTATACGTAGATAGCGCTTGGCAAAACCTTGCTAAGTATGAAGGAGCACGTGAAGAAGCACTTCACCCATTTTTGTTTGCTGGTATTTAATGGCTGAAACAACACCCTACGCAGTACGGTTAACTAAACCAACTGGTTCAGTAGCAGACATTACAAGAATTCGTAGAGTTCATATTCCACGTTTTCGTGAACAACAACCTGCTATTGGTCAAGATTTACAAGACACAGTTCCTGGCTCTGGTTCTGGCGACCAATAGTAAAGTAAACTATATCTATGCATGCTAACCACTCACACGCAATAGTTGAAAAGATTGTGGAGATTGCTCGCACATATCTTCGTGATTACCCTAAATTCTTTCAGGTATCTTTTGACGCTGTGGGTAGAACCTATGAATTAGGTAACCCTAATATTGAACAAAGTTCTTTGTGGATAGCCTCATACCCAACAGGCGGCAGCCCAACTGAGATTACATCCGACACATCTGCGTCTACATACTATTCACTGGATGATAGAAATGGGATTATAAGATTTAATCGTTCTTTTTCTTCTACTACAAAGATAATGGTAGAAGGTTATTATTACGAATGGGTTCTTCCAAAAGACTTAGAGTACTTTGCTGGTCACTCTATTGAGCAACATACATACAACTTAGACACCCCACTAGAACTTGTTGCCCCAATTGTTTTAGACACAATTGGCATGGGTACAGTGGTTGAAACCTTGTGGGGTCTATTAACTGAGTACAGTCGTGACATTGACGTAACGACATCAGAGTCTGTGCATATCCCTGCCAGTCAGCGTTTCCGAATGGTTCAATCCATGTTGGATTACTGGACTCGCAACTACCAAGCACAGGCTCGTGCTCTAAACATCGGTGTTGAGCGAATTGAAATCATGAACCTTCGCCGTGTTTCTAGAACAACTGGATACCTTGTTCCGATTTATAAAGCACGTGAATTGGGTGATTACGGTCCAATAGAAAGACAATTCCCTGAAATTAACCCAGGCGACATTAAAATTGAAGACCACGATGAACCACTTCGTGAAGATGTGTACCTTGACCTTGAGCCTCAACAAGGGTATTCAACCGCACCGATTACTGGTTGGTAACCCGTGGACCCCCGTAGAGAATTAGCACAAATACGGAAGCAGTATCGTAAGCACCATCGCAGCGTAGGTGAACATATTACGTGGTTTGAGTTTCTACCATTTGGCGCTGGCAGCGTGGTAGATGATGTTTACGATGAAGCGCCATACGGTTCTGGTGGTAAAGCATATAAATCAGGGGTAACTCTACCTGTGTTGATGATTACTGAGACTGAAGATACCAAGCGAGCAATTCCAGAAGGTCGTCAACCAGTGCAGGTTGTCAACGCTGTTTTGTCAATTGAAGACTGTCGTGATGCTGGTATGACTGAACCGTTTGAGTATCAGAGGCATTTAAATGACATGTTCTTTTATGATGCTCGTTACTACGCTGTATCTATGTACCGTGTTCGTGGTCGTGCAAAAGATGATGTGCTCATCGTTGTTGAAGGTATTGAAGTTTATGTTGACCAAGAAATGCCAAACGACCCAGGTCCAGAACAAATGGAAATCCATGATTTGCCTTGGCCTTCTACGCTTCCAACATTCCTGGTAAACTAAATATGTATGCCGTGCGGCATGCAAACATCGCCTAGAACTAAGGAGTGCCAATGGTTGGCAAACGTGCATCTGCGCCTATTTCTGTCTCCAGTTCTAGAAAGATTATTGAAGGTGTCCCTTCCCCAATTCTTTTCTTTGGTGATTTAATAATGAACCTTCAGGAGTACCTTGAAGACGCTGTTAATGACAGCCTAGCCAAAGAACATAAGGTTGCCAAAGAGGGTCTTGTGTTAAGTGACCCAAAGTATAAGGCACTAGTAAAAGACTTTAAAATTAATTACAACGCTTCAGATGAAACTATCTCCTACTTGGTTGATGGGGCTTCTGGTCCAAAAGCAGTCCAAATGGAATATGGTCCTCCAGCACAATCTCTTCTTCGTAAGGAATGTATGAAGGGGGCTAAACGCCTAGAGTTAAGCATCAACCAACGGCTTGACAAACTCACTGGAAAAGGTGGGCTGAACTAATGCGGACTGGGTTTCTCCTTGCCGAAGACGAGGCTATTAAAGCACGTTTTAGTGGGCTGTATGTCACCGATGACCGTAATGAACGCCGCCCAGTAAAGGTCTTTTTCCGTTACCCAGAAGGAGAAACAGAGCGAGACTACCCATTTATTACGGTAGAACTTATTGACGTTCTTCATGCTACAGAACGCCAGTTGTCTGACCAAGGTGCGTACATAGACACCACAGGTAGTGGGCTATATGAAGACCGCCCTGCGTTTGTTAACTACTGGCCTAGCGAAAGCGCCAGTGTTTCAGCAAGCACCAGCATCCTTAGTTTTGACGACTTTATCCCAGTAGACCTGCTTTATCAGGTATCTATTTACACACGGTCTGCCCTACATGACAGACAATTGACTTCTGGGATTATTAGAAAAGTCGCCCCATTTCGTTGGAACTCCATAGACATACCAGCAGACGGAACGGTACGCCGTTTTGACATGCTGGACTGGACCAACGCAGACTTGCTGGATATGGAATCGGGTTACCGAAAGCGCATATTCCGTAAGGTATTAACTCTCAAAATGTCCGCAGAAATCACAGGTCAAGACCTTGATGCTCTGCAAGGCACAGAACCCGTTACTCAAATTAATAGTACAATTACATCTCAACTGCATGTCTTCAATGAGTAAGTTTTTTCCAATCCCCTTTACACTTTAGGAGTAATAATGGCATACGAACGCCCAGGAGTTTACGTACAGGAAGGTACGTTTGCGACCAACTTGACAACTGCAAATGGACCTACTTCTGCTGCATTTATTGGCACAGCAGAACGTGGACCAACAGAACCAACCCTTGTGACTACATGGTCACAGTACACCAGTTTGTTTGGTGCATTAGACATCAACTACGACCTTGGTTATGCTGTCTACCACTACTTTGCAAACGGTGGTCAAGCAGCCTATGTTACCCGTGTAATTGATGCAACG